TATACGTAAAAAAACTTATCAAGGTACTCATTAATAGTCATTGTTACTGTAATTTGACTAGCTTTCTCAATGAATGCTTCACTTACCTTACGGTTACTCTTAGTAATCAGAGTTGTAATCCCATTGGCGGGACCACCCACAACAGGCCCGACAAGAGCAACAGTAGAATTATTATCAGAGAAGTCAAACTTCTTAATCTTACGTGTAGCTTTACGCTTAGTAGTTTCCATTTTATTCCTTTAGTCTGTTGTAATATCTTCAATAACACCGTCACATTGAACAGATACCCCATTGAATGTACCGTTCTTTACGGCTGACCATTGCCAATCGGAGTTAAACATTAATGTCATCATCCAACTACCAGCTTTAATAATACGATCACCTAATTCCATATCTGCAGGAAGAACATATGATTCTAGGAATGTATAACCGTCAGTATCTGTAGCGTGGTATAGATTACCCTTGCGCAAGTGCATTGATTTATTGAACTCAATACAAGCATCTAGAATAGTATTCTCATCATACCAATCTGCGTGAAGGTCTGTAGTATTACCGTCACCATCTTGAGGTTCTAGTACAATGAAAGTAGCTAGGCGTTTCTCTTCGTTTAGAGACTTCTGAATTAGCTTGGATTTACTGAAGGATGCTTCGGTGTTTTTCATTGAAGCAATGGAAGCTTTCCTAGCTTTAGATTCACTTCCAGTTTTATTGAATGTTTCGTTGAATGAGTGAATAGCTGCTTTCTGAACAATCTTAGGTTTGCTCTTACACCACTGTGGTAAATTATCCTGTGAATACGGCAAGTTATCTCCTTCCGTAAGTAACTTAATTTATTTGATATATCTATTATATACTATGAATTGCTAATAGTCAATAGTTATATAATATTTATTTATATTTAGATATAATTGATATCTTTAGTTCTCCTAATAGCTTCAGCTCTAGCACCAAATAGAGTATCTGATGTAGTTGTAACTTTCAGTTCATATATTCTTACTCTATACATACCATCAAATAGTACAAAAGAATCACCTTCTGAAGTGAAGCTATCCTTACGCTTACGTGGGATATAATCCTCAACAAACACATAACCGTTGTGTTCTTTGCTGTGTCCAAAGTGAGGGATTAACCCACGTAACCCACGTGAGCGAGTAATATGAAAAGTAGTGCGCATATGGTTATGAAACCACAGCATTAAAGCAAAGATTAAGCAGTTAAGTTTAACCTTTAATTTTAATAGTGGTTTCATAGTTAGTTCTCTAGGTTGCTTGTAGTTGTATCTGCTGTACTTACTGCATCACCAGTACCACCACCAATACCTTGTACCATTCCTTCACCAGCACCTGTTTCATTAGCTGTATTAAGCACATCATCAAGATTCTCAGTAGGGTCTAGCGGATCAAGATTAAACGCAGTAAGAATACTATTGATAGTATCATGAGTACGTGGCATTAGATTAACTGCACCAATACGCTGTACTGCACGACTGAATACATCAAGATCAACAGGATTAAGATTCTCGTAGTCTAGGCTACAAGCTCTAGCTGGATTCCATCCGTTTAGTACATATAAATGACGAATAACATCACGGTTAAAGGCATCTACAATGTTATCAAGCATTGCTTCAACAGCAGTACCTAGCAGGCTATTCTTGAGAGAACCAAGGTTAAAGCTGCCAGAATTAGTAGAGCCCATTAGAATAATGTCACAGAACAAGCTAGAGTAAATCTGTGCTTGATAGTATTGCTTGATCTGATTAAGATCAAAGTTCTTCTTACCACCTTCATCTGATAGTAAGCTGATATCAAATAGTGGTGTCCGTGTAGTATCATCTACAGTAGAAGGAATGATTACACCAGACTGACTATTAGCTTGTAGATTACGGATAATATTCTTTAGGTTCTCAAGGATTGCTTTCTGGTCAGGTGAAGCATCAGCAGACATTAACTGTGCTGGAACTTTAAGGATTGGAACACCACTCAAGTCACGTTGAGCACCAGATGCTTCCATCTCGCTTAACACCTCTAAATATCTCCAACAAATATAGGTATTTCGTAATGGAGATACACCGAAAGGATTACCTCCACTATTTCCTGTAGTAACGTGCATATACTTGCTACGTGGAATAACAACTTCTGTTTGCGTAAGCTTACGTCCAAACCAATTATTGTTGCCTACATTAGCTAGGTTCTGCTTAACACCTACAATTTCACCTGTAGTATTGTCATATATAAACTTCTCAATAGTTTCTTGGTTACGAAGTGAGAGCTTACGTAGAGCAATCTTATCATCGTTATACATGCTTCCACTATTAGTATTTCTACGGCGGAATACTTTCTCTTGAATAGAAAAACCGAATGTATTAGCTGAAAGAGAATCAAGGATTACTTGACGGAATGGTACTTCCATATCATGTAAGCATTCTTGAATAAATTCAGCTTGCTTTAGTTCTTCTGCTGTGGCATCCTTGACTGGTTTAGTCCGCCAAGTAACCTTAGAGATAATGTTATCGTATAGACACAGTGAAGCATTGATAGGTGCGCTATACGTCATCTTCTTGTAGGTACGTGCAGCTTCAGGCCATTGAAGATCACGGTGGAACTCTTCTGTAGGTACTCCGTTGAAGATGTTATATCCGGGAGTACCAATTGCAGAGAGCTTGAACTTTTCAGGTTCATCCATTGGATTAACTGCTTTAGTTATTTGTTGTTCGGTAGGTGGAGCGTCAGGTAAAACCTTTGTTCTAGCTCTGGGCATGTGTTCTCCTAGTTAATTATCGGTATGTATTTGTGGGGATGGTTAGTCCAGATATAGGGATGGAACCGGTGGTTGGTAGAGATAGGGTAGGGCCGGATGATAGGTCTGGGAGGGAGAAATTAGGCAGTTCAACACCTCTAGCTAACCAATAAAAAGCATCACTGGTTGCATCAGCTTGGTCATCATGGGTCTTATTATTAAACTGAGTTTGTTCAAGTTCATTAATATAGTCATCTGTCCAAGTTGACCTACACACATTAACAAAACCAGCTTCAGCAACAGATGCAAAAGGTAGGAATCGTTGTAACTTCCCCTTTTCTGGCCTAGTTAATTTGACAGTGTAACCTTTTTCTGCAAGTCTTCGTGCTAAATCCTTACAGTATGCGCCTGCTGTGGCTCCGGGGTCTTGCGGTAAGCTAATCCAACAATCTCTGCCGTCTTGTTCAGCAGTGTCGAATATTTTCTGTTCTACCTCATGTACTCGCTTACGTAATGTAACTACGTCCTCAATTGTGTAAACACTAACCTCTAAATCTTTAGACATAAGCACACCGGAAGTTGCGTCAACATCTGGGCGAGCTTCTGATTTTTCTGAGAATGCTAAATCCCACGCCCTGATTCTACGTTTATTTTTTAAACTTGGTCTATCTACAAAACTAACCCATTTCCGCAGAAAGAATCCACTAGTTTGTTCTTTAACCCATGCACCATATAAAAGTCTTTTACACTCTGTAGGAGGTAGTGCTTTTAGTGTTGATATGTAATCTTTATTCTGCTCTAGACCTTTTGGGTTATCGTAGATAGAGCCAGGAACGAATTTATATGATTTAACTGGTGTTTCACCTTTGGTATCTTTAGGGTACTCTGTTATTGCATCCTTATAGTCATCAAAAAAGTGTAAACCAAGTCCATCACGAACAAAATATCTTTCTTTATATTCTTCTTGTCTTATTGGTATTAGTTCATCATCAAGAGAGTGCTCTACAAACTGCATTAAAAATGAACTTGGGTCAGGGTTGCATGTAGCATATGCTTGTAGAGGGTAATCAACTCGGGTTGATCGTAATCTACTTAAAGCATAAAAAACATTATCACTTGTTAGCTGTTGGCACTCATCTAGTAAAATCCTGCTAAACTCTTTTCCTTGTAGCGACTGTCTGTCAGCAGGTTTATCTAAGTAGGTGAACTGTAGTTGAGCCCCAGATGAAAATACAAGTGTCAAGTCTCTAGACTTAATCTTTAATTTTGGGTCAAACTTTGTGTATAAATCAATTGCTGCGTCAAATAGCCCTCCACTTCCTGAGAGCATCTTGGTAGTTTTTCTTATAAGAATTGCCCGAGTTCCGGGGTGATCTATGATAGGAAGCATACTTCCTAATAGGCACATGGACTTACCAGCAAATGCTGCGCCGCCGTAGATTGTAAGCCACGAATCAGATGTAAGAAACTGACTTTGTGGTTTAGACACAGGTTGAAAAATAATATCACTCTGGTTACTCATATTTTATTATCCTTAAATTATTGGACCCTCCCTAACTCTTCTAGTAGTACACTAGTCATTGTCAATGGATAACACTCGGTATGCCCGTTTGATTTGTGAAGTAGCTCCATATCTTTCTTATTGAGGCGCTGTGCCTTGTA